TCAAGTTCTACTAATAGCGGAACTACAAACTTTAAATTCGTGTATGATGTATACATTAACGGAAGCCAAGTAATTAGATCAAAGGTATTCCCTGCGCCAAGTGCAGAAGGTAGCTATGGCGTGTTTAACGCATCTCCAATGGTAAGAAGTTTTGTAACTAACTATTTCGAGCCTTCAGGGAACTCAATACTTGTAGCTTCAAACGATAAGATTAAAGTAGATTACCAAGTAAGGATAGGCGAAGAGGTTAGCGGTGTTACTACTACCAACTTAGCATCTGGCAGCTACTCAGCTTACAACTTTGTACCGCCATTGTTTGCCGATGTATTCTTAACAAAGAACAATACACCTTTAGTGTTATCGGACTATTACGATAATTTACTATTGGAAAACTTTACGGACGATTTTTTAACGGAGCGTGATACGGATAACATAACGCTTGAATACGGAGATAACTTTTACATTACCTTCCTACGCATAGCAACGGGCGGTTACTCTGCTTGGGTTGAAGTATTAGGCGAAGGCGACGTGGTTACTAATACAGTAAGCGGAGACATCACGTTAAGCGGACAATTCAATATGTTTAACCTACAAGCAGGACACATAAACGATTGGGCATCGGGAACTATAATTACCGAGAATACATACGGCTACAACTTCTATTTAAAAAGAGGTGGCGCACAAACAAGGGTAATAAAATTAAGACATAAGTGCTACCCTAAATACCAACAATTTAACTTAGAGTTTCTAAATAGATTAGGCGGTTGGGACACTAAAAAATTCGCTTTAGTAAATAGAAGGTCAAGCGAGTATCAAAGGGCATCATACAGGCGAAGCGACTGGCAACTTGTAGGTGGGCAAATGACAAATATAGATGGATATAACAGATATAACGAAACAACTTTCAACTATGCTATTCAGCATAAAGATAAATATAGGCTTACTTCTGATTGGGTTAGCGAACAAGATTATTCGTGGTTGGCTCAACTTGTATCGAGTCCTATTGTGTATATGGAAGTACTTGGTGCTTACTTCCCTGTTACCATAAGCACGAGCAATTATGAGTACAAGTTAGAGAGCGCGGACAAACTATTTAACTTTGAGATTGAAATAGAAGTAGGCAAATACTTAACAAGCCAATTCAGATAATGATTAGTACAGAGATATACATCGAGGAACAAAAGATTGATCTATTGCAGGATATATCTACAGAGTTCACTTATGCGATTGACGATGTGAGTGAGTTTGGTAGTCGCAATACTTCTTTTAGTAAGACAATAAGCATACCAGGAACGGCAAACAACAACCTAATCTTTGGTTACATCTTTGAACTTAACAACGCAAACGTTACTGTTAATTCTTTACCAAACGTAGGTTATAACTACAACGTAACTAAACAAGCTAACTGCAAAATTTTTATTGATAAGGTGCAGATATTCAAAGGCACCTTAAGAATATTGGAGATAGTAATAGACAAAGAAACTATTGAATACCAGTGCAGCGTGTTTGGGGAATTAGGTGGGTTTATTAACCAATTAGGCAATAGGCGTTTAGAAGATTTAAACTTTGATGCTTATGACCATACTTATAGCGTAGCCAATATTAGTGCGAGTTGGGATAACCCTGGCGGTTCTGGATATTACTATCCGCTTATTGATTACGGAAGTGTTAGCACGGGTACAGGTTCAACAGGACCAGGAGCATACGGAGTTGCTAAAAAGGACTTTCAATACACAACGTTTCGACCTGCTTTGTATGTTAAGGAATATATAGATAAGATATTTGCAGGAACAGATTATACTTTTGATTGCTCGTTCTTTGATACGCCTTTATTTAAAAGGCTTATCATACCTAATAACCAAACAAACATTACTGCGTTAAATAATACCAGTATGAGTGCAAGTGCTATTAATAGAACTATGCTATTAACAAGCGACCCTTACGTTCAATATACTTTAGTAACAATAGGTAGCTTTGCTATTGACGGCACTAATACTTTATTTACTTATTCTGGCGCAACGCTAACTACTAATATACAGATTACCTTAACAGGCTTTGTAAACATATTTGACCCACCGCAGCCTACATATACTGTAATACTTAGAAAAAACGGAGTACAAATCGGCTCACAAGATTTTGATGCGAGTGTTACAAGAATGCTTAATTGTAATTTTACTGTTCAAGGTATTACTTTTAATAGTGCAGATACTATGCAAGTAGAAATACTTGGTACGTTAATGCAGATTGAAATATTTACGGGTAATGTAGGAGTTACTACAAGCACACCAACACAAGTACAAATTAACTTAGGCGAAACTATTAAGGTAAGCCAAACAATCCCTAAAGGTATATTTCAAAGAGATTTCTTTTTGAGCATTGTTAAGATGTTTAACCTTTATGTTTATGAGAATAAGTTTAATGACAAGGAACTTGTTATTAGTCCGTATGTGGACTTTTATCCTGAGAAGTCGGCTGAAGCATTGGATTGGACTAACAAAGTAGACAGGGCAAAGCCTATAAGTATTAAGCCAATGAGTGAGGTTAATGCTCGTTACTATAACTATAAGTTCAAGCAAGACAATGACTTCTATAACGAAAACTATCGTAAGAAGTATACAGAAGGTTATGGCGATTTAATATACGATACTGAGTTTGACTTTGTAAAAGAAACCGATGTTTTAGAAGTTATCTTTGCAGCATCTGTACTTTATCAAGCAACAGGACAAGACAAAGTATTCCCTGCAATATATAAGAAGTCGAATACAAATAGTGCAGAGGACAGAATGGATAGCATCATTCGTATAATGCAGACAAAGAAGATTTCAAGCGTAACAAGTTGGGACATTATGAATACTACAACTGTGTTAGGTAGCTTTACAAGTTATGGTTATGCAGGACATTTAGACGATCCAATTAATTCTAATACTGACATTAATTTTGGTGCGCCTAAAGAGATACAATTTGCACCTTCTAATTTTACGGAGTTTAATTTATTTGCTGACTTCCATAGCCCATACCTTGCTGAGATTACAAACAAGGATAGTAAGCTATTAACTTGCTTTGGACTTTTAGACATAGTAGACATTTTCAATTTAGATTTTAGCAAGTATGTTTATATAGACGGGGTTTTGTTTAGGCTTAACAAAGTCGAAAACTTTAACCCAATGGAATACAACACAACTAAACTATCGTTTTTAAAAGTAATTAATACACGATACCCAATAATTTAAGATATGGCAGAAAGTAATCAACTCTCGTTTGATATAAAGGTAGGCGGCAACGCAGAGCAATCAATAGGTAATGTTAAAAAAGCATTAAAGGAAGCAAATGCTGAATTAATAAACGCACAATCTAACTTTGGCGATTACTCAAAAGAAGCTATTGAAGCTGCTAAAAGAGTTGCAGAACTAAAGGACAAGATTAGTGAAGCAAGGGAAACGGCTGATTTGTTTGACCCTGGAAAAAAGTTTCAGGCTCTTGCTGGTGCTGCTACTGCGGTTGCTGGTGGCTTTACTGCGGTACAAGGTGCGCTTGGTTTAATAGGAGTTGAAAGCGAGGAAGTAGAAAAATCTTTATTAAAGGTACAATCTGCTTTAGCATTATCTCAAGGCTTATCTACTATTACTGACTCAGTAAAAGATTTTGAAAGGTTAGGCAAGGTTATTCAAAATACAACTGCGTTTCAAACTGCCTACAATTTTGTAATGGGCAAAAAGGTTGCAATACAAGCGCAAGACACGGCAACAACTGTAGCATCAACTGTAGCAACTAAGGCACAGGCTGCTGCAACTAATACGGCAACTGTAGCAACAACCGCTTCAAGTGTAGCTATGAAGGTATTGCGTGGAGCGATACTTGCAACGGGAATAGGGGCTTTAGTAATTGGACTTATAGCCGTAGTTCAAAACTTTGGCAAAATAAAAACTGCGATACTTAATGCTATCCCAGGACTTGGCAAATTTGCATCTACTGTTGGTAATGTTATTAATGCCTTTACTGACTTGATAGGCGTAACAAATGCAGCATCAAGGGCAGAGCAACAAAGACAAGCAATCTTTACAAAAGCTGCTGCAGGTACTAAGATAATTAATGAAGGGATTGACAGACAAATTAAACTACTTCAAGCGCAGGGTGCGGAGCAGGGAAAATTAGATGCACTTAGAAAGCAACAAATCAATAATGAATTAAACGATTTAAAAAAATTAGCAGATCAAAAAGGTATTTTAAGAGGCGAAGATGCTAAAAAATTCAAAGACCTTCAAAATGACTTGCAGGTAATTGATGCGACGGCACAAAAAACAAGAGAAGATGCAGCTAAACAAGCAGCACAAAGAGGTACAGCCAATGCAAATAAATACGGGGAAAGCCAAAAGAAACAAGACGAGCAACTTGCAAAGGAAAGGTTAGAAGCACAAAAAGAAGCTTTATTAAAACTAAGCGAATTAAATAATGAAATATTCTTATCTACTTTTAAAGACGAAAATGATAGAAAAAGAGCAGAATTAAATATTGCATTTGATAAAGAAAAAGCAGAGATTTTAGCTAATACTAAAATAACAGAAGAGACAAAAAATCAATTAATAGTTGCTTTAAGAACTAAACTTAATTCAGATTTAGATGCTATAGCAGCAGCAGAAAAAGAAAAGAAAGCGGTCGCAGATGCAAAGATGCTTGAAGATGCAGCAGCACAAATGGCTAAAGAAGATGATTTAGAGTTTGCTAATTTACAAAAAAAGTTTTCTAAAACACAAGAGGACGAAAAGAAACAAGCAGCTAAAGACCTTGCTGACTTAGATAAAAAGATTGCAAAAAATACTACTGATTTAGAATTAGAAAGGAGTTTATTAGACGAAAAGCAAATAGCAGTTGAAGAGGCTTTTGCTAATAGTTTAATAACAGAAGAACAATACAATGCAGCTTTAGAGGCAAATGCAAAAGCAAGGGCTGACATAGATAAGTTAGAAGCCGAGGCAAAAGTTAAAAACGCTGAAGTTGCTTCTCAGTTATTAGGAACTATCTCAGATATAGTTGGTAAAAATACGGCAGCAGGTAAAGCGGCTGCTATTGCTTCAGCTACAATAGATACTTATTTAAGTGCGCAAAAAGCCTATGCTTCGCAGTTATTACCAGGAGACCCAACCTCTCCTATTAGAGCGGCTATCGCTGCTGGTATTGCAGTTGTAGGTGGTATTAAAAATGTTAAATCTATTTTAGCAGTTAAAACACCGAATGGTGGTGGTGGTGGCGCAGCTAACATTTCGGCTCCAAGTTTATCTGGCGCACCAATAGCCCCACCTCAACCACAAGCAGCTACTACCAATATTAGCGCACAATCAATAAACGCTTTAGGCAATCAAGCAACGAGAGCCTATGTTGTAGAAAGCGATGTAACAAGCAGCCAAGAACGTATCGCAGCTATTCAGCAACGAGCAAGGTTTGGTTAAATGATAACAATTTAAAACACTTAATATTTAAAGATATGGACTTACCTGTTTATTTATTAGACATTAGCGAGGATATGAATGACGATGCCGAGGTCGATTATGTGGCACTCGTAGACAAACCTGCTATTCAAAAGAATTGGAATGCCTTTAAAAATCAACAACGCTTTGAAGTGGTTAGCGAAGATAAGCGTATTATCTCTGGTCCTCTTATGTTGGCTGATATGCCTATTTTTAGGAGTGATGCTACTTATGGCGATTACTATGTGGTCTTTTCTAAAGACACTATATTCAAGATTGCGCAAAAGTTTTTTAAAAGAGGCTACCAATCAAACGTAAACTTAATGCACTCTCCTGACCAACAAGTAGAAGGTGTAACAATGTTTGAGAGTTTTATTACAGATCAAAGCAGAGGTATACAACCAATGAAAGGGTTTGAAGATGCACCGGACGGCTCGTGGTTTGGCTCGTTTAAAGTAGATAACGAAGGCGTTTGGAATGATGTAAAGGAAGGCAAATTTAAAGGCTTTAGCGTAGAAGGGTTGTTTACTTACAAGACAAAGCCAACTAAAGAACAAGAACTTATGAATGCAATAAAGGAAATATTGCAACGGGTTAAATGATAAACAAAATCTTTTATTAATATTTAAACAAAAAGAATGATGAACGCAAAAGATGCAATTATGCAAATTAGGGCTTTATTCGAAGATATGCCACAAGTAGAGGCTCCGGCTCCTATTGAAGCACCTATCGAAGAGGTACCTGTTACATTCGCGGAATATAGCCTTATGGACGGAACGAAGGTTATGATTAGCGAATTAGCTATCGGTGGCGAAGTTACTTTAGCAGACGGAAGTCCTGCTCCTGTTGGCGAACACCAATTAGCAGACGGCACTAAAATTGTTTTAGACGAAGCCGCTAAAATCTTATCTATTGAAACTCCAGAAGCAGAAGCTAAAGAAGCTGACGAAACACCTGCTGAAATGGGTAAAAAGATGGACGAGAAAATGGCAGACGAAATCGCTGCTTTAGTTTCTGAAAACGAAAATCTTAAAACACAAGTAGCGCAATTAGAGGCAAAAGTTAAGAATGGCTTTAGTCAAGTAGCTGAATTAATAGAAGCACTTACAAAGACACCTAACGCTGAACCTATTGCGCAACCAAAAAACAACTTTAGTTCTAATGTTACTACTCATAATATGAAGTTAGAAAAATTAGAAAAATTTAGAAACGCTTTATTAAACAAATAAAAATAAAATAAAATGGGATTTGATGTATCTGCATTAGCAAACTATACAAAAGAAAACGAGGCTCTACTTGTAACTTCATCTGTATTGGGTGCAAAAACTGCTTCTCTTATTAAGAGCGCAGGTAACGTTATGGTTGGCGTAAAGTCAAGCGAAAAGATTAACATTATGGAAACTGACGCTATCTTCCAAGATGGTGCTTCTTGCGGGTTCAACGCAAGCGGATCGACGACCTTCACTCAGCGCACGGTTAGCCCTGGAAAAATTAAGCTAAATGAAGCTTTATGCCCGAAGGATTTAGAGTCAAAGTACCTTCAAAAATCTTTGCCAACAGGGTCTTATTATGATTCTATTCCTTTTGAGCAAGAGTATTCTGAAAAGAAAGCTAAGACAATCGCTGCACAATTAGAAACTGCTTTATGGCAAGGTGACACTACAAGTGTAAACGTAAACTTAAACAAGTTCGATGGTCTTGTTAAGTTAATCGGTGCTGCTTCAGGTGTTGTAGCTGCAAACGCTTCTACTTTTATTAGTGGTGCGCCTTTAAGCTCTATTACTGCTGCTAACGTAATTAGCATCTTTGATGGTGTTTACCAAGCAATTCCTGCAAAAGTTGTAGCTGCTGACGATATGACTATCTTCTGCGGTCAAGATTTATTCAGAACTTACACTGTTGCTCTTAAGAATAGCAATGCTTTCTCTTATGCAGTAGATGTAAAGGCTGATAGCGAATTTGTACTTCCGGGAACTACAATCAAAGTTATTGCAGTTGCAGGTCTTAACGGAACAAACAAAGTTTACGCTATGCGTTTAAGCAATATGTTCTTAGGAACTGACTTATTGAACGAAGAAGAAAAATTCGAAATCTTCTACGCAAAAGAGGCAGACCAGGTTCGCTTTGTATCTGAGTTTAAGATGGGTGTAAACATTGCATTCCCTGACGAAGTAGTGAAGTTTATCCTTGCATAATTTATCGGGTAGGTTGAAATATACCTACCCATTTTTTAAACTAATTAATTTCTAAAATATGCCTTGCGCTTTAACTCAAAATTATACCTTAGATTGTAAAGACAGTTTAGGTGGTATAACCGAAGTTTATTTTGCAGCAGCAGCAGACGTTACCTCAACTACCGAAGCAAGTGGTGTTATTACCGCACTTGTTAAGGCAGCAGGTAAAAGGTTCTTTAAGTACGAACTTGTAAAAGGTACTTCTCAAATCGTTGAGAACATCAATGCAAACGTACAGAACGGAACTGTTTTCTATGCTCCAGAATTAACAGTAGTATTAAACAAATTACAAGCTAATACAAGAAACGAAATCTTGTTGTTAGCTCAAAACACTTTAGTAGCAGTTGCCAAAGATAACAATGGCAAATACTGGTACTTAGGTAAAACAAGAGGCTTAGACCTTACCGCAGGTAATGCTGGTACAGGAACGGCTGAAGGCGACAGAAGTGGTTACACTTTAACTTTCACAGGTGCAGAAGCGGCTATGGCTCCAGAGGTTAACTCTACAGTTGCAGCAGCTTTAACTACTCCTGGTTCTTAGGTTGTTTTGGTTTTGTATATAGATGCCCTCGGACTTAATTGTTCGGGGGTTTTTTATTTTGCAAACAATCGTGATAGTTTATATTTATAGTTGTGATAAGATTAATTAAGGGGCAAACCCAAAACATAATACTTACCTTGACTGAGAAGCAGCTTTTAACAAGCCCGAACTATCTATTTATATTTGAGAATAGATCAACAAATACGGACATCAAATTTGTAAGGCTTAACAATACAGATATAAGCGCATACAAGGAAAGGTACAATGAGTTCACTATTGTAGTTAATAGCTTCTTTAATACGGCTTTAAACGGGCAATACACCTACACAATCTACGAACAGACAAGTACTACCAACACAAACCCGACGGGCTTAAACTTGCTTGAAACAGGCATAATGGAACTTGAGGGTACAACTATATCATTCACAGAATACGAAACAACAAGCACATTCACAATAAGACAATAATGGAAATACAAGTATTGACATTTGCCGAGGCAAAGCAACCGGAATATAAAGAGAAAAAAGGCGAAGGGTATATGCAGTATGGTCAAAATAATGACTATCCGCAATACCTATTAGACCTTTTTAACAAGTCAGCAAAGCACAATGCTATCGTAAGAGGCAAAGTGAACTACATTGTTGGTAATGGTTGGGCAGGAGAGCAGCCTATTGTTAAGCAAGTTAATAGAGAGGAAACTTTAAATGATCTAACTAAAAAGGTAGCTTTAGATATTGAACTATTTGGCGGTGCTTATATCCAAGTTATTTGGTCTGTAATGGGCGAACAAATCGCTGAGTTATGGCATTGTGATTATACAAAGATTAGAACTAACAAAGACAACACTCAATTTTGGTATAAAGAAGATTGGAAGGCTACACGCAATCAAGAAAAAGCTGAGATATACAATGCGTTCAATCCTAAAAACCCTGTAGGTGTTCAAATACTTTATGTAAAAGAATACAGACCGGGTATGAATGTTTATAGCCTTCCGGGTTATTTTGGTGCGCTTAACTACATTGAAAGTGATGTTGAAGTAAGTAAGCACGTTTTAGGTAATGCTCAAACAGGGTTTTCTGCAAGTAAACTTATTACTTTACCAAACGGAGAGCCAAGCCCTGACGAGAAACGTGCAGTAAGCAGACAGTTCGACAATATGTACACGGGTGCAGACGGCAAAAAGTATTTACTTGCTTTTGTAAATGATGCAACAAGAAAGCCTATTGTAGACGATTTGGGTGCGAGTGATTTAACTAAAGAAGATTTTGGACGTGTAGATGAGTTAATACAGAATAACATTTTTAGCGGCCACCAGATTACAAGCCCTGACCTTTTTGGTATTGCCGTTCCTGGTCAATTAGGGAATAGACAACAGATGCGTGATAGCTACGAAATCTTTAACAACACTTATATTCGTTATAAGCAAATGCAATTAGAAGGTGTATTTAATATGCTTGGACAATATGCAGGTGTAACAGAGGAATTAATGCTACAACCTACCGACCCAATCGGTATTGATTTTAGCGAAAGCATTATAAAAGAAGTAGCACCAAAAGAGTGGATATTAGAAAAGCTTGGTATTGATCCAACTAAATACGGAATGCCTATTGAAAGTGAGCAACCAATGGCAGCAAGTCCTTTAAGTGTGAACGAGCATATTAAAGGTTTGAAAGGTCGCGAGTGGCAAAATATGCAGCGCATCATTCGTGATTTTAACAAGGGTAAGATTACCAGAGAACAAGCAAGTTCAATGTTAAAAGGCGGTTATGCTTTAAGCGACGAAGAGGTTGCTACTTGGTTAGGTGCTGAAGATTTAGAATTTAGCGAACAAGATTTTCAAGTTTTCTTTGAGTTCGGAGAAGACAGAAACAACTACGAGGTTCTTAAAAGCAAAACAAGATTTAGCGACGATGCTGACTTTGAAATGTTTGCAGATGTAACACAATTACAAAGCAATATCTTGGACTTAATTGTTAAGGATAAAAGAATTACCCCTGAAGTAATAGCTGACACTTTAAAAGAAGATGTGGGTGCGGTTAAGCGTGTAATTGATTTATTAATTGAGAAGGGCTTTATTAAGACAAGCGAAGTAAAGCAAGGCAAAGGGATTGATAGTAACGTTATTATCGAAAGGGAATTAACTGCGCCTATTGGTAAAATTGTTGAAGCTATTAAGCCACAAACAACGCAGATTTTAATTCGTTACACATACGAGTGGATACCTAAATTGAATAGAGGTGGAGAGCCTGAAAACAATCCTTTGATTGCAACAAGCAGACCATTTTGTAAATATTTATTAGAAGCTAATAAGTTTTATACTCGTAGCGATATAGAGCAAATGAGTGCAAGGCTTGGTTATTCTGTATGGGATAGGCGAGGCGGTTGGTGGAATGACAATGGTAAAATTTCAGAAAGTTGCCGTCACAGATGGGTATCAAACATAGTTAAAAGAAAATAAAGATGAGTTTAAACACATTATTCATAAGCGTACAGAATATTAAAGACCGCTCTGGCTTACACGCAAACGTAGACGAGAAACTTGTATTACCTGAGATTAAAACGGCTCAAGATATGTATATCTTACCTGCGCTTGGTAGTGCTTTATACAACAGGCTTCAAGCAGGTATTACGGCAAACAACTTAAATGCTAACGAGGTAATTTTATTAGACCAATACATAGCAGATACTTTGGTACACTATGTACTTAGTGAATTACCAATGGGCTTATCTTATCAATTCTATAACAAAGGCTTGTTAAGGAAAGGTGGGGAAAATACCGAGAACCCTTCGATGCAGGATATGATTGATGTGGCGAATAGATATAAGACCCGTGCTGAGTTCTACAAGCAGAGAATGATTAAATACCTAAAAGAATATTCTACACTTTATCCTGAGTACTTGAACCCTGGAAGTGGCATTGATGCAATACACCCTGAGAATGATGCTTACACAACGAGCGTTTGGTTAGGCGATTTTGATTGCTGCGCAGGTAAAAGCTTCGAGGAACTGTATCAAGGGAATAGAGGTTGTAGTGATTGCTAATTATGAGTAAAGTAACAACAATAAAAAACCAAAATAAACTGCGTGTTTATTTAGAAAAAATTAAGAATGAGCCT